AGAAACAAGGCGGCTTTTCAACTTGGTGTTTTTCTACAGAAATCATCTCCGAATGATTGGAAGATGCAGTTAGAGCAGTTGAATGTAAAACATTTTACTCCACCATTGCCTGCATCTGAGATTGTTACAATACAATCTACATTAGATAAAAAAGAATATCAGTATCTTTGTAAAGAAGAACCCATGTCATCACATTGTAATCAGAGTGTGTGTCGTGGTTTGAAACATGGTATTGGCACAACATCTATGCCTGCGATCAGTGGCTTGTCTGTTATATTATCAGAGCCTCGTCTGTGGTTCTTGGACATAGATGGTAGAAGACTTGAGTTGACTACAGAAGAACTTCAAGCACCAAGACTATTTCAAAGAGCATGTATGGAGCAGTTGAACTTCATGCCACCAAAGATGAAAGATGCCGATTGGGAAGTACAAGTTAACGGACTGCTTGAGAACTGCAATGAAATTGCAGTGCCACAAGAACTAACATACAAAGGACAGTTCTTATCGTATCTTGAATTATTTTGCACGGGTCGAGTACAAGCACAGAGTTTTGAAGAAGTTGTTTTAGGTAAACCATACACAGAGATAGAGGAATCTAGAACATATTTTAGAATAGATTCTTTGATGGAATTCTTAAGAAACAGAAAGTTTGACAACTATACAAGAGCACAAGTCCAAGAGAGATTAAAAGAAATAAACAATGGAGATAGTTCTGTTGTGAAAAAATTTCAAACATCACAAGGTAAATGGAAAACTGTTAGAGTTTGGTGGATACCAGAGTTTGGAGCAGATGTTGAGATTAAACCAATAACAATCGAAGAAGAGGAGGTTCCGTTCTAATGGAAATGATGGTGGCTTTTTGTGTGATTTTTGTTGAGCAGTGTAGGTACAGAGGTGGAGATGCTTTGTGTAGCTTTTATAAACCTGGTGTCGTGTATAAAACAAGAGAAGAATGTACGGATGGTAAAAAACTAATAGAAGAATATTTAGAAGAAGAACTGTGGAGATTGTATCCAGAGGCAGTAAAAATAGATGCAAAAGGAGTATGTGGCGATGTCGATTGATTTTGAAAAATTTAAAAATCCAAAGGAATATTTAAAAGATGGTAAAGAGGTTACTATCTTTGGACCTCCTGGAACGGGTAAAACCACAACTTTAATCAAATTAGTTGAAGGTAGTCTGGCTCATTACGTTGATCCCAAAAAAATAGGTTTTATGTCTTTTAGTAGAAAAGCTGCAACAGAAGCAAAAACCAGAGCACTAAAAAACATAGAAGGTTTAGATTCAAGAGATTTAATTTACTTCAGAACTTTGCACTCTCTTGCTTTTAGTTGGCTTGGCTTAAGTACATCAGAAGTAATGTCGGGTCGTGATTATAATGAGTTAGGTAAACTTGTAGGTCTAGATTTCAGAACCACACAAACAGTAAACATAGAAGAAGGTCCACTCTTCAATGTTGGTGCTGGTGGCGATAAGTACATGTCATTGATCCAATATGCGAGAGTAAAACAAGTAGATCTACAAGAAGAGTTTCACAAAGGCTGGGATCACAGTTTAAATTGGCAACAGTTAAGTGTGTTAGACAAGGCTTTCAAAGATTATAAAAAAAGACAAGGTAAGTATGACTTCATTGACATGATAGAAAAGTTTATATGGAAAGGGACATCTCCCGAGTTTGATCTGCTTATCATAGACGAGGCTCAAGACTTAGCTCCACTGCAATGGAAGATGGTTAAAGACGTATTAGTTCCTAATTCTCAAAGAGTTTATTATGCGGGGGATGATGACCAAGCAATATATTCGTGGATGGGTGTTGACGTAGATAACTTTCTTAATGCTAGTGAAACTAAATATATACTGAGTAAATCATATCGTGTTCCAGAACATCCCTTTGCTTTTGCTAAAGGATTGACCGATCAAATCACGAAACGAGAAAACAAATCGTGGAATCCAACAAAAGAAAAAGGATTTGTTACATGGCATAATGACATTCTTGATGTTGATATGACAGAGGGCGAGTGGTTAATTTTAACTAGGACTAACTACATAGCTAATAAAGTTTGCAATAAGTTAAGAGAAGAAGGCTATGTGTTTTGGAGAGAAGGAGAAGGATGGTCTGTATCCGTTAATGTACTAGTGGCAATAGAAGTTTGGCTAAAGTTACAGAGAGGAGCAACAGTGCCTGCCGATTTATTGAAACCTTTTTCAAAACTTATAGATCCTAAATATATACAAAAATCGGGTAGAAAAATCATGTATTCTCTATCAGACGATGAGGAATGGAACTTGATAGACCTTAAAAGAATATGTGGTTTTGAGGCAAATAACTTTGTAACATGGCAAAATGTATTGAAAATTTCTGAACAAGTCGCTGCATACATAATATCTGTAAGAAAGAGAGGAGAGAAGATCCTTTCGGCAGATCCTAGAATTCGTGTATCTACTATTCACAGAGCAAAAGGTGGAGAAGCTGATAATGTAGCATTGTTGCTAGACTCAACGAAGGCATGTATTGAAAGTGAGGATCAAGATGCCGAAAAGAGAGTTTGGTATGTAGGTGTAACAAGAGCAAAGAAAGAACTACACATAGTAGTAGGATCAGGACAACATCAATTTGGAGATTTGAGATGAAGAACTATGAACAAGCAAAAGAAGAAATGATTTCTCAAATAGATCACCTACAAGAAGTTATTAAATTTTTAAGAGAAAATGCTTACTATGAAAAAGTATGCGGGAGCTGTAGTGCTAAGATGCGACTTAGAGTTAATGACTTTAGAGCAAATGAAAAAAAATTTTGTAATGATGCTTGTAGAGCTAGAGATCAAAGACGTAGAGATAAAGAAAGAAGGAAAAAGTAAAAATGAAAAAAGAATGGTATTTACAACAAGCAACTGACGAAAAAGACCCTAGACCATTTTGGGATAGTTATGTTCATGATATGTGTGAAGTGCTTGAAACTACAGACAAAACCCCTTTTGGTAAACCAGTAAAAGGTTTTGAAAAAAATAAAAAAGACAGAAAATATTTCTTAGATGAGGCAGAAAAACTAATCAATGGTCCGAGAGCCAAAGAGTATGGGCCTGCTAAATTTAATCATGAAAGAATAGCAAAGATATGGTCTGTTATATTAGACAGAGAAGTTACGGCACAAGAAGTTGTGGCTTGTATGGTTGGTGTAAAACTAGCTAGACTAGCAGAAACGATAGAACACGATGATAGCTGGGTTGATATTATTGGCTACGCTGCATTAGGTGGAGAAATTATAAATGACAAGTGACCAATACCATTTATTGGAACAAGATATAAAAGATGTAGCATGGGGTAATGTGGACTCTGATTGGACACCACCTCAAACTATACCAGATCTGTCTCAATACGATACGATAGCTATCGACTTAGAAACTAAAGATGAAAACTTAATAAAATTAGGACCTGGTTGGTGCAGAAAAGATGGACATATCATAGGTATAGCAGTCGCTGCGGGAGATAGTTCTTGGTATTTTCCAATAGCACACACTGTGGGTAACATGCCAAGAAGGGTTGTTATGCAGTGGCTGACAGACTTATGTAAAGATACAACTAAAACATTCGTGTTCCACAATGCTTTGTACGATCTTGGTTGGCTTAGAGCAGAGGGCGTAGAAGTTAAAGGCAAGATCAGAGATACCATGGTTGCAGCGCCTTTGTTAAATGAAAATAGAAGATATTATAATCTGAACTCGTTAGCTGGAGATCATCTCGGTACATACAAAGATGAGAAGATGCTCAAGAGTGCCGCCGAAGAGTTTGGTGTAGATCCAAAGTCTGGTATGTGGAAACTACCACCTCGTTACGTTGGTGCTTATGCAGAACATGATGCTGCCATAACTCTGAAACTTTGGGATGTATTGAGAAAAGATATAACCAAAGAAGAATGTAGTGGTATTTTTGAATTAGAAACTAGACTTACACCTTTGCTTTTGGATATGAAAACAACAGGTGTACGAGTAGATTTAAATAAAGCTGAGCAGGTTAAGAAAGAATTAACTACTTTAGAAAAATCACTTGTAGATGAGATAGTCAAAGAAACTGGAGTTACGATAGAACCTTGGGTCGCCACATCTGTAGCAAAAGTCTTTGATGCTATGGGACTTGCGTATTCTCGC